CGGTATCTGCGGCGGTGGCCTGTGCCAGCTTGTTTCCCGATAATCCACCGCCGCCGTTAAAATCCATCCGCGTACCGTCAAAGGTAAACAGCACCCAGCGCCCGGTCACAACGCAGTCCCCGTCCGCCGCGTCCGCCCCGCAATACGCAGGCACGGCCACGCCGTTGACTGTCCATGTATCGCCCGCACTCCATGCCACCGGGACCTTAAACCGCCCAACTGCGCCATCACCAGTCAGAGCATACACGCTTCCTCTTTTTACGCACTCATATTCCTGCACGCAAACATTTAACCCGCCACCAGCCGGGTCATACTCCGCCTTTGTCATCATTGCTGTGCCACCGTGCAGTTGCGCTAGCTCGGTCTTTACCTTTTCCAGCAATGCAGAAAACTGCGCCTGAATGGTGGTAGTATCAACGCTAACC